ACCGTGGGCACGAGCGTCCACTTCCTGGTTTTCCAACAGTTGTGCTACGGTGGCACGCTTATGAGCATCAGCAATCTTTTCGAGATCAGGATGCTCAAGCACTGGCTGCCACTTCTTAATAAGACTATCAGTGTTTGACATTTTAGGTCTCCTTTCGGTTATCTATCCTAATGTTTAATTATTTATATAAATTTACTTCTTGATGCTCTTTGAGATGGCAGCCATGTAGTTTGCCATTCCAGGATCAATCTGTGGTTCAGCATCCTCTTCGATCTCAAGAGGTTCGTTATCAAAGTTAACATCTTCAGAAAGAGTTTCTTCCTTTGCGAAGTAGTTTTCCTTGATTGTCTCAAGTTTAGCAGTGAAAGACTCTTCACTTTCAAAGTCTACACCCTCAGCGAGAGACGCCAACTTAATTGCTTGAGATTCGGTCAGACCTTCAGAAACTTTACCAAGGATGATCTCTACCTTCGCTTCTTCAAGTTCCTTCTTGAGGTCAATATTCTTTTCGATTTCTTCGTTCACGCTAGTCTGAAGTTCTTCAACCTTATCAGCGAGTTCGTCAACGAGGTCAACCTTTTCTTCAGGGATTTCGATGTAGTTCTCAACGAACAAATCACGCAAACCCTTCATGAAGTTTTCCTGGATTTCTGCCTTAATGCCCTGCTCAACAGCAAGTTCATTTTCCTTCATCCATTCTTCAGCAACGTAACCGAGATAAGAATCCAACTTTTCTGCCATTTCTGACATCATTGATTCCTTACCTGCTTCAACTTCTGCTTCAAGATCAACGGTAACTGATTCCAGCACTTCGTTCACCTTAGAAACAACTGCTGCTTCGAAGATCGTAGTTGCCTTAGAGGTAAATTCTTCAGAAAGATCCTGACCCTTAAACATAGCAACGATATCTTCAGATACATCAACGTCGTCCTTAGAAACCTTTGGAAGATCCTTTGGTGCAACCTTTTCCTTATCTTCGCCATCTTCTTCGTCTTCGCCTTCTTCTTCAGTCAGTGCCTTCATAATCTTAGGAAGTACTGATTCAAGTTTCGCTTGACTGATACCCTTAACTGCCTGAGAGATGTTCTGAATTGCAGCAACCTTAGAAGGTTTTACAGAATCGCCCTGCTCTGGGTTTTTGTTCTTGTCTTCGTCTTCCTCTGGTTTAACAGGAAGTTCGTTTTCTTTGGTAGAAGGTTCTGGTACTTCTGCGTCAACACCAAAAGATGCTTTTGCTTCGTCCAAGTCCTTCTCGTTATCGAGTAATTCTTTATCAGACATTTGGATTGCTCCCTTCTGTGAAGTTATTTCATTGTAAGTTATTTATAAAAAATAAACTCTTTACCTGACCATGGAGTTTAAGAACTGTTCGAACATAGCGAACTTCTTATCCTCAATTTCCTTTGCGGTCATACCTTTCATTTCAGCACGCATCTTATCTGCTGCAACTTTCTGCCATTCGTTCATCTGAGGATTAAAAATCCACTCAGCACCTTCCATGATGCCTTCAACGAAAGCATTAGGAGCAGATGGATCAGCAACAATGTCGCCTGCTGTGGCAAGATAAAAGTCGTCTTGTACTTCAGCAATGCCTTTGGCGTTTTGCTTCAGTGAACCCATACCACGTGATGATACACCAAGTGTAGCACCTTCGTCCATAAGCGATTTAACAATCGCACCGTATGGAGTTTCGGTCATGATTTTCGCACGACCAACGTAGTTATCGCCATCACGCTCTAACTTCGTAATCATATGAGAAACACGTTCTAGATTAATGGTAGGACCTTGTGGGTGACCAAGTTCACCGAAGGCACGACCCTTTGAAACGTACTGCTCATTGTAACGTTTTACTTCCTTATCCAAGACTTCTACTGGGTACACACGACCATTACGGTTCTTGATGTTACCCTGCATAAAGATGCCTTCGATAAAATAATTCTTTTTACCATCTTCCTTTGCTTCGGTAAGATAGTTTAGATCTTCATTGATTTCTGTAATCAGTTTCATGTGCTTGACTCCGCTACTTTCGTCGCATACACGCCACCACCACTGGCAGTAGATACTGTATCTTGTGGACGTTTGCGAAGTGTTACTTGACCATTAGCAGGCAAACGAATAGAAACTTGTCCGCCAACATAATCGCCGTGTTGACCATCACCAGTATTCGTTGCTGTATTGGCAACAATAATCGTTCTTGCTGTACCGTCGTTAGCAATATGAACGGCAGTAGCAAGATAAACATTCGTCGCCGAACTGAGTGCTACTGTATTTGCTAGTGTCTTGATTGCCATTATTTCATACCTTTGATAACATCGTTGTACATTTTACGATCGGTCTTTTGAATGATCTGTAGAATACCGTCACGTGGATCGGTATCCATAGCACGAAGCATTTGACCAAGTTCTTTACCATCCATGCCACCTTTAATAGCATCAGCAATGGCAAGCATATCATCTTTGTCGATACCGCCAGACTTCTTAGCATAAGTTGAAATTGCTTGATCAACTTTGCCTTCAGTAAAAAACTCAGTAAACGTTTTCATTACTTGTCGCCCTTACGTGCTGGTGTTTTCTTTACGCCATCCGCACCGTCTTGTTTAACGGAATCTGGGCGATCAGTTACTTCTACTTTGTGATCATCTTTAAATTTCTTTTCGCCTTTGACACGTGGTTCTAATTCGTCTTTCTTAGGACCCTCTTTTTCCTTATATTCTTCTGCGTCTGCTTCGAAGAATTGCTTAAAAGATTTAATCGACATTGTCTGTAACCTCTGGTGTAGTTGGATCTGACATAAAAGTTTGAGCAACCTCTGCTTTCTTCATGCCAACCGCATCTTGAATTTTATCCATGAGCAAACTTCCAACAGCATCACGGAATTCCGATGCTTGACCGTTGTACGCCATTTGAACTGCTTCTTTTGAAGTAACTTCGCTCATAATATTTCTCCTATGAGTCTATTTATAAAAATAATTTAATTAAAATCCGAGATCATCTTCAGCACCGTCCATAGGTACTTCCTTTTCAACTTCAATTTGATCTTCAATCTCTTGAATATCATCTTCAGACATCATAAGAACGTTTTTCTTAATCCATTCTTTAGAATAGTATGTGCCAGCATACTGTTCAATGTCCTGCAAAATACCCAAACGATTTTGTAGGATTTCTGCTTGCTTCAATTCAGCAAAGTGATTGTCTTCAAGGAAGTCATAAAACAATTGTGTCTTAATTCTTTTCCATTCGTTCTTCGTAATAATACCCTTGAGCAACAACTGACGCTCAAGCAACGTATTAAACAGATCAACAAAGCGATTGCGCAAACGAGTAATAAATCGAGAGAACTTCAGTTCGTCACGAGTAATTTCGGAAGCACGACCCATATTAAATGCGTTGTCTGATTCCAAACGAGCAATAGGTACATTCAGTGCTTCATAAAGTTTGCGGCGGAAGTATTCAACGTCTTCCAACTCGCCAAGATTCTGACCTGCTGGTAACGTAGTGATTTCGGTAGAACGTCCACCTTCACGACGTGGCAACCAGTAATCTTCTAGCATCGTCATAAACTTACGATCATCACGAATATCGCCAGTTGACGCATCGTAAACGAGTTTGTTCTTATGCTTCGCCATCATATCACGAAGATACTGCTCTGCCTTTGCCTTTGGTAGATTACCAACGTCAATATAGAAGATACGACGTTCAGGTGCACGAGCAAGACGGTAGATAACCGTAGCATCTTCGAGCATACGCAATTGATTAAGAGGTTTGATTGCCTTATGAAGATAAGACAGAATCATGGTATTATTTTCGTCTTGAATGCCAGAGTGAACGTGGCAAATAGAATCAGGTGCTACTTTCAGTCCCTGATTACCAACGGCAACACCTTTTTCGGCATAGATGTAATATTCCTGATATTCCTTAGGAATAAACAGATTGCCGCTGTTTTGTACTTTGATCGCTTGGTTCGATCTCTTTTCAGTGCGAACCTTTTTAATCTTACGAGGATCAATGTAACGTAATTCTTTAATCCCTGCTGAAGGATTTTGACTATCAATCATAATGTGATAGAACAAACGACCGTCAACATACCAGTTGCGGAAGATGTCATATCCTTTATTATTGAATTGTAAAAGACCCATGATATATTCAAATTCTGCGCGAATTGTTTCACGAATCTTTTCAGGCATCTCTACGTTATCTACAACAATAGAGAGAGGTGGTTCAAACTTATCAGCGATGATTGATTCGTTGATAATGTCATCAATTGCACGTTCACACTCAGGTTGTTGTGCCATTTGACGATAACGAGAAATTAGATTTTGTTCGTTTTTAGCAGTACCGTCTTGATCAATCGCAGTACCGTAAAACCCACCGTCAACGACATCTAATGCAGCGTCATTATTTTCAGGTGGTGCAAATGACTCCACTGAAGGTGGCAATTCATTGATTTTGTCTTTACGACCAATTTTGAACCCGAATAAGTCCATGCTATTTTCCTATATCAAAGAGTGGGGAAGCATAACCTATTTATGCCTCCCCACCATATCACTTTTTTCAATTAACTCAGAATACTTGAAATAGTAGTCTGAAGTTCCTGAGAAAGGAAGTTTTCGAGTCTATCCTGGAAGGAACTAGAAACCGCAGCAGACTCCCAGTAATCATACTGGAAAGTTACTGTGAATTCTTCAATGCCTTCAGTTTCCCAAGCAAGATCGATGGTAGAAACTTCTGACGGGAACATACCAACAAACTTATAAGACTTGATTGCCTGACCATTCTGACTGAACTGAATGACCGTAGCATCAGACTTGTAGTTGTTAGGATTGCCCGAACCAGTCGTGTTCGTATTACCAATGTGAGCATTGATACGACTTGACCAGTTTTCCATCGCATTGCGGATAGAAAAGTTTTCGTCATTGATAATGGTTGGTGTCCACTCAGCAAACGTTCTGTTACCAGCAACCTTAATCTGACGACCGAAGTAAGGAACGTCGATCGCACCAATTGTGGCAGCAGGAATCTGCGCAGACTTGACCATAAAACGAGTTGTAGGCAAAGAGGTGAATGGTGTATCGAACTCTACATAGAACAGAGAGTTACGAGCACCACCACCAGTCAGTGCACCTTTGAAATCGTTTACATTAAATGCCATTTGTGTTCTCCTTTGTCTTTAACTCTATTTATTAGAAACTGCCAACAACTTCAGAGAACTCTACGCCAGAGCGTACAGCAACAAAGTTCAACTGGATAAAGTTGATAGAACGATTTGGTTTGATGTAGATGTCACCAACAAATTCGTTACGATCAATCACTTCGCCAGTATTATTTGTGCCGTCACAAACTACACGGTAGTCGGTGATACCACGGCGACCCTGTACGTCACGCAAGAACGGTTCAACAAGGTTGCGGAACTGTGCACGAGTAAACTCATCATTGAATTCAAACAGAGTGAACTTAGCAGCAGTGCTAATCGCTTTTTCGAGTACGATAAACAAACGACGAACGTTGATGCGGTCAAACGCAGAAGGTTTGGCAAGCATAGTCTTGTCGCCGAACAGTACAGTACCCTGTCCTGGGAAGGTAACAACTGGGTTTACACCCTTCTTGTACAACTGATCGCGATCTGCCTTAGTTGGATTATAAGCAAGACGGATTGCGTTCTTAACGTTACCACGGTTGAAACCAGCAGGTGAATACCATGGATCACGAGTCAGATCAGTTTGAACCATCAGACCAGCGGTATCGCCGTTCAGAGGAACATAACGGTACAAATCGTTGTACTTGTCGTACTGATATTTCCAACCAGAATCCAATACACCATAAGAAGATGATGGGAGAGTATCACGGAAAGCGATAATATCATCACGTTCCTTACCAACGTAACCATTGTTGTTAACAACGTCAGCACGTTCTGGTGAAATTACTGCGATACAGTCCTTACGATCTTCAGCGATGTTAGTGATTAGGTGAGTTGCCAACGTTGCATCAGCGCCAGCACCGAGCAAGAAGGAAACGTCAACGGAATCAGCGTCCTTAAAGATATCGTAACCAGTAATCTTCTGAGCAGCAGAAGGTGTAGAACCATCCTTACCACCTGAAAGACTATTAGATACAGGAAGGTCAGCACCAGGATAGTTCGTAGCAAGATCAGCACGAACACCTGCCTTCGTTGCAGAAGAGTTATGACCACCCCACCAAATGTACTGAGACTTCTGGTTGATAACTTCTTTATAGTAGTTGCCTGCACCCTGTTCGGTACGACCGTCAACTGCCATAGATACGTCTTCATAAACTTCAAGAACCGTACCCTGCGCACCAGTGATAATACCGTCTTGGTCAACGACCGCAACGTGCATTGAGTCACCCTGAGCACCTACTGTGTTAGCATAACCAGTAGTGGTTGGAGCATTGTTAAAGTTATTGAAATATTCCCAACGACGAGTAATGTCGGTGGTGTAGTTAGATACTGTGTTACCAGTATAATTAGAAGTCAGAGTAATGGTGTTACCAGAAAGAGCAGCAACCTTACGTGCTTCCTTATCTGGACCAAGCAAAATAACGTCACCAACTACAAACTTCGCTTCTGCGTTTGCGGTAGCACCAGCAGGAGCACCAGCAATAGTAACAGTTGTACTATTCTTTGTAGCATAGTAGTTGTCGCTGACAGTGGATTGCCAAGCATTTGCGTTCTGACAAACAGATACTTTCAAAGAGTTACCCAACTCACCAGGATACTTAGCAACCCAGTCACCGTGACCAGCGTTAGTAAAGGTTTCGTTGTAGTAATCTTCGTTTTCGATATAAGCACCAACACCGCCAGTTGATGCATTGTTTGCACCATTAACAACACGGTTGACATACAACGCATTGCCATAGGCAAGGAAGTTTGCTGCCGTGAAGAAGTCGGTTGCTGTATTAGAATTTGGCTTATTAAAGATGCTTACGAGCGTGTCTTCTGAATCAACGAGTGTACGCTGATTGATAGGACCCCACTTAAAGTGACCAGCAATAGCACCTTCTGTCGTGCTAACTGCAGGCACGACCGTAGTGAGATCAATCTCGCTTACATTTACGCCTGGGGATACTTGAAAAGGCATGTTTTATCTCCTTCGATGTAAAGAGTCAATAGTTCAATTTACAAAGGTATTTATAAATTAACAACTTTGACTACATATTTTGTTTTTGAATGGTTTAACGTATTTATAAAATGACGTTTGTTAGAACCACCCACCGTCCTTGCCGTTGACCAACTCACCATTAGCGAAATCATGATCCCCACCCCAATCCTCAGGAGTTCCTGGAGAAGTTTCCCATTCTTCAGTTCCGTCTGTCATTATTCCAAAAGGAAGTAAGTCTTCCATCAGTTCCTCTTGTGTTCTATCCCTTAGATACGCAAGAGTGTTAATGTCTGTTAGTTGTTTAAAGTATTGTTGATCAGATAACCAAGCAAACAAAACCAACCCCATCACTAAATCATCATGACATCCTGGTTCTGCTTCGTATGATACACCCTTTCGTGAAAACGTTGAGAGTTCATTAATCGTGTTCCAGTCATTGACTATTAATTGATCTTGTTCAATCAACAGTTTTAATACCGAACATCCAATAGATTTTACCTGTCTTGTTGTTCGGATTCCCTTATCGGTTTGCTTTCCACCAAAACCCATTGAAATTCTCTTACCTGCTCTACCAGCAGATTCAGTGTAGAGAATATTCTCATACTCATAATCATAAATCAATAGATCTGGGATCTGTTCACCGATGTCATTAATCTCAGTTAGTACCTGAGCATCATTATA